TCTTTCCTAAAGAAAGGGATAAACCAACCTTTGGAGCATTCCGTCGCCACTTCTGGATCACATGATCTGGACCCTTAGCGACAACATCGTCTCCATTGATTAGGTATTTCCCCTTCTCGAAACCAGAATCAGAAACAATGAAATCGTTCAGAAAACAAAGCAAAGGAAATGAAAGTAGACTTCCCATCAACTGACCAGAGGTTTGTACTCCATCATCGATCCCCGAAGGGTATCTGATAATATGTGGAGAACATTCCCAACGAGCCCACATCTTCGTGGGTTCATGGTCAATCTGGGAAAGAATACCTTCCAAAAGTGCATTGGTTACAGACATTGGAAAATTGTCTGTGGCCGCTGTATAATCTCCGGACAACCAAAGATCTCCATCTTCTGTCTTCGAATCAATCGATTGAATGTTTTGTTCAATTCGATAAATCCACTTTTCAGCGGATTCTTCGAAGTCTTCAAGATAGGAATTCTTGGTACACCCACTTGTTAAAGCAAACTGAGGTTGCAACTCAAGGTAACTCTTCAAAGCCATTTGCAATGGCTGAAGAACCTTAGTGTCAGCTTCAGCTTTCGTAATCATGCGGACCTTCAATGGTTCTGCAAGAGCGATAGCTTCTACAATAGGTGACTGGTACGGTGGTACGGCAGGGAACCTTTGCACAATCTGATGATCTGTAGGTAGATGGGGACATTTGGTCCTCTTTGCCTTGATATTAGCACAGATACCCTGGGATTCGAGATCAATCTCTGCCTTAATTCGGGCGGAAATAATCTTCTGATCCCAGTGTCCTTCGAGGAACTCGTCGTGATATGTGATGTGACCTTCAAATTGGACTTTTACAAGTTCAATGAGGTCTTCAACACATGCCATTCGAGATCCTTGGAAGAGTGGTTCCTTCTTTGGGATAGAACGTCGCTCGATTTTTTCACGAGCACGAGAACTACCCCAAGTGATAGAATCACTCATGACAGGTTGTCTGTACTTTTCATTGGCTGAGAGGATTTGATGTTTCCTTTCAATCCAGTCATCAGTTTCCTTTCCTTTGTATTCGTTTCTCTGAAGAAACATCTTTGTCTTAGGAAGTTCACCCTCCTTCTCATCTTTCAATAGAAGAAGGGGAATTTTGAACCTCCTCCAAATAGCTTCGGGTTCTTCCACGATTGCTCCTTTTCCGAGCATATTCACGTTGGAACCAAAAGCCATGTTGGAAGTGACAATGATGAAGGGAGATGTAAAAATCATCCCTTTTTCGTTCAGAGAGGCCATCGGTAGAAGATAGCGATTCACAGAGACTAACTGTTCAAATTCCGACAAGTCGGATCGATCCTCATGATTCTGTCCAAAGTCATCTAATACAACGATGGGTTGGTTTTTGTAACCGTCCCAGTGTTTCGTTGCACAAGATCGACTATAGACTACATCATTGTAATCGATATCTGAAAAGTAAAGTTTCTGTAACCGTCTCGTCAACATCTGAACCAAGGTTGTTTTTCCACTCGCCGGTGGACCAAACAAACCTATTACAAAAGGTTCAAGTCTTGTTGCCCCACTTTGATTCTGGGGTACAAGATGATGTTGTAGGGGGTCTGAGGAGATCCTCTGACCAATCAAGTCAAGCTTAAGAGATTCCATCGAGGAACCTTTAAAGTATTGACGATTCGGTCTGAGTTCTTTCTCAGCACCACCTTTGTGACGAGGACATTCTACCGTAGCGCGGGTATTGGGAATCTTAGATTCATAGGGGTTGTAAAGCTCCCTTTCTTTGATTTCCTTTCCAACTTTCACGCCATAACTATATAGCTTTTGCAAGAAGTCCTGAGGGACGACAATGCAATCAGCTTGGTCA